GTCTCGGGGCGAAGAGCTGCAGAGATTTTGACCGCCCTACCCCCGCGCGGTGTGCGGGCTAGCGGGTGAGGCGAACGCAGAATCTTCTGTCGCTGTCTTGCGAGAGTGGCAGGGCTTGCACAGGCCTTGATGATTGCTGTGCAGCCAGAACAACTTCATGTCGCCGCGGTGCGGGACGATATGATCAACCTCAGCAGCTAGGCGCGTGATGCCTCGGCGCTCGCACTCGGCGCAGAGCGGATGGCTGCGTAGAAACGCGAGCCGGTACTTGCGCCAGCGGGCGCCATAGCCGCGGCGGCTGGCGCTCTCACGCTGCTTGTCGAGCCTGGCCTTGCGCTCGCGCTCATACTGTTCGGTCAGATAGACATGGTCAGGACAATACCGTCCACTGCCCAGCTTGCCGCAGCCGGTCTTGCTGCAGGGCCGTGGCGCTCGTGTTGGCATCGTCACTCAATGAATCCGCCAGCGCGCATCACGCAAGCGCTCGGACCCGGGCATCGCCTCAGGTTGCGGCTGGCGAAAGGGAATGAAAAAGCCCTCTGAGATTGCTCTCGGCGGGCTGGACGCTACTTTGGTGACTGCACGATAATGCCGTTTTTACTGCGCAGTAAATACCTTATGCTGCCGTCAGTTCTTCAACAAGTCGCTTGAGCTCTGTGTCGCGCCAACACAGCAGGTAGACATGTGCTTCACTGAGCAGGCCGTAGAACTGCCGCTTGCCAATGCACAGCGCCTTGCTGAGCCGGTCGCGCCACTGGTCTGCGGTCTCAGTGGCTTTGCGGTGGTGGGCGTTGATGCTGTAGCCGCGGCCGGCCTTCCAGCAGTCCTGCAGCCGCTTGAACGGCTTCACCTGCGCATGTTCAGGTCGCCAAGCTTCGGTCAGGAACTGCGGGAACACGCCGAGGTATTCCGCGCCGACCACGATCTGCAGGTCCGGCCTGTACTGACCCATCTGCGCGATGCCGGCGTCCAGCACCTCAGCGAACTGGTCGTCGGGGATGTCCGTGCTCTTGAAGCTGCGGGTCTGCCGGCCCCTGGCGCTTAGGATTCGCTCGCCCAGCGGCGTGATGTGACTGTTGCCAGCGGTCTGGAACTGGAAGCGGTCGGCGATGATACTCACGGACGGGTATCCCTTGACCCCTGCCGCATTCCTCACCGCCCAGCGCGCCCAGTGCTCGCACCACATCGGGATGGTCAGCGCGTCAAGTTCCATCGGATTCCCCTTGCTGTAAAGATTTGATGACTTTCAGGTAGCTCTTCCCTTCGGGGTCTGGCTGCAATGCCTTCACAAGAAAAACTGGCTTGTGCATTGCGAATGCCATACCAAGGTCGAAATGACTGCCCTTGGATTCAGCATCCCACACGATATAAACAATGTCGGCTGAGCGCATGGCATCCCTATGACACATGCAGATGGTGATGCCGGTAGGATCAGATTGATCAACATCGCGCGGCGGGAAATGTACGTGATGACCGCGCGTCTCCAGTTCTGAGACGATGCCACTGGAGTCGAATGTGGCGTTCCTAACAGGACAAATCAAATAAATATTCATACAAATAGCCCCTGTTGAGAGTCATAGCGCTCCTGCCGAACTGTCCGTCGATGCCTGTCGTATTCATCGAATGGGGCGCGCTTCCACACGAAGCCATTGGCCCACCTCGCTACATCTGCCAGTTTTTGGGCGGTCCAATCGAATCTGACCCAGGGGCTACGTTCGAGAGCGTTCAGCTTTATGTACGGCTGGACGTGCGGCTCGCAGCCATGATTGATAACCTCGCGAATCCTGCGCATGCAATCTGCGAATGGCTCGTTGCCGATCAGCACATACACGCGCTTCCGCTTCTGGGGCTCCTCGGCAAGCATTCGCATGACGCGGATTACCTGGTCCCGCTCACGGGTTTCGTCGTATGCGAAGCGCCAAGGCCCGCGACCTACATTCAGCAGACCCCTCCAGCGCGCATAGACATCCGGCGTGAAGGTGATCGGCTCAAAGCCGGAGTTCGCGTCCCGCAGCTTCACCCCGGCGTCCTGATAGCGGCGCACAATGTGGTCCTGATATTCCGCTGGCAACGCCGACAGGTTGTTGTCGCATAGCACTGGACGTACCGGGAAGTCCGGTATTAGGGTGAACTCCCGCCCTTCCATCTTCGGCACGATGCAGAACCAGCAGCCTACCGGGCAGCCGCGGCTGGCGAATGTGGCATCAGGATTGTGGCGTGCGACAGCGTCCTGTGATGACGTACCTACCTCTGCCACATCGGTGAGCCTGTGCTTCATCTGGGTCAGGAACAGCGCCGGACCGCCGGCGATGATCCTCTTCCCCTGGGCCCTGGCGAAGAGCGCACGGTTGTACGCCTCTTCCAGCTTCCAGGTGAACGCGACCGACAAGAATGTCGTCTCTCCTTCAGACCACTCTGCAAGGCCGCCAGCCCATCCGCTCATGCCGGCTCCGTCTTGGCGATGTCGATCCGGCACGCGTACTGGTTGGGCGCGCCGCGGCGCTGGTCGTAGGCCCAGGTGACCCTGGGATCGTTGTCCTTGATGCCCATGCGGTCGGCGATGCCGTCACGGACGGCCTTGAAGCCGCTCTGGAGGTTGTCGCCGTCGAGCCGGCGCGGGGCGATGCGGGTGAGCGTGACCGCGCAGGGCAGGCCCGGCAGCTTGTGCTTGGGGATCAGCAGCTGCATCTGCTCGCGCTGGCGCTTGGCCCGGCCGGCCTTGGCCGCCCAGTGCCCGCGGCCGTTGGCCTCGGATTCGATGCGGATGGGGAGTTCGATGCTGAAGGTCATGCTGGCTCCGTCTGAATTTTGCTCACTGTCGAATCCTTCGGTACGTGCACGCCACGGCTTGCCAGGAACGCTTCCGCCAGCCGCCGTATATGGGGCTCTCCGGTGTTGATTCGCTCCAGGGGTGAGGTGTCAGGGTTACGGACGCCTTCTATCTGCTCGCGCTTCACCCCGAGCACGTCCGACATGACCGGGTCGCTGCCATCCTCGGCGATCAGGTAATAGGCCATGCAGGGCTGCTGCTGACCATCGCGGTGGACGCGGCCGATGCACTGCTCATGGACGCCAGGGGACCAGTCGAGCTCACCGAAGACGACGGTGGTGCAGACCTCCTGGAGTCCATCGGCGCCAGAGCCTGACCGCAGGGACATAATCAGCACGCGACTCTCGCCTGACTTGAAGGCGTCCAGAGAGGCGTTCTTTTCCTTGGGGCTCTCTGTGCCGGTGTAGAGGACCGGGTTGAACTCCGCCAGCCGCTCCAGCCAGATGTTGTAGACCTCGCGGTGCCAACCGAAGAGGACCACGCGCTCGCCGTTCTCCACCAGGATGCGGACGAACTCGGCGGTATATGGGGCCTTGGCGATGCCGGTCGCCTGGCGCATCAGCACATCGAACTCGCCGGCGGCGTGCATCTTCTCGCCGCGGTACTGCTCGTTGTGGCTCAGGATGACCTTGGCCAGGTCGATGGCGGTGCCCTTGAGCTTGTCCAGGACAGCGGTATCTGCCTCGATGGTGTGCGGGATCTTGGTGAGCTCAGGGAGTTCGCGGCCGACCTCGGCACGGGTGCGGCGGAGCATGATGCCCTCGCGCCGCAGATAGGCACCGAAACGGGCGGGGTCCGTCACGGAGAAGCCAGAACACCATTCTCGGACGAACTCACCTGATTCACCGAGCGCCCCATCCATGAGGCAGTCCACGACGTTGAAGAACTCGATGCCGTAGTTATAGATCGGTGTGGCAGTCAGGCCCATCGCGAGGCCCGTCTTGCGGGCCATGAGCTTGCAGGCCTGATAGATAGAAGAGCCGTCATGACGCAACTGCTGGGCTTCGTCGAATACCACGAAGCGACAGAGCTCAGACAGGGTTTCGGCCCAACCCCGGAGCTTGTGATAGTTGATGATGATGACGTCTGGCAATTGGTCAGGCCATAAATCGGACTGGCGTCTGCCCGGGTGCTTCGTCAGCGGATAGGGCGTCCCCTTCCTGATGATGTGGACGCGCAGCTGGGGCGCGAAGCGTGCCAGGTATCCGGCCCACTGCGTCGGCAGGTGGGTCGGGCAGACCACGAGTGTCGGCAGTCGGCCTGGAGTAATCATGGCGCAGATGGCGGACACGCTCTTTCCGAGGCCCAGGTCATCGGCCAGGAGGAGGCCGCGGCGGATGGTGAGGGCGTGGGCGGCCACCTTCTGATAGTCACGCGCCGGCACCGCGAGCTCAACGTTGGGAGGCGCCTGGTGCGCCACGAGTAGGGCGTTGAGGTTGACCTCCATCTCGACGTGCTCGTTGGCCAGCTCCTCCATCTTCATGGCGACGGCCGTATCTATTTCCATCGGGTACCGCTGTAGGAACCACTGGAGCTCGCGGCTGTTCTCCGGTGTGGCCGAGATCATCAGGGACTCCGCCGCGACCTGAGGGACGCGGGGAAATACGCGCTTCAGGCGGGCGCTGACGTGAGGCTCGCACTTCACGTACCAGTAACGGCCGCTATAGCTGACCTTGCCGAAATTCAAAGGGCCTGCCTCCGAAGGTAGGCGATGGCCACCGGCTTGCCGTTGATGTCATCCAGGGAGACTTGCCGCGCCCAGGCGCAGGTGGCCGCCACCAGCACCGCTTTCACCTTCTCCAATCCGCAGTAGCGAGTGACCTGGCGCAGGGCATCAGCAAGGGACCCCTGGACCTTGATCTCGATGACCAGGTCGCCTTCCACCAGGAAGTCGAATCGGTTGGAGCTGTCGGCGATGTGCTCACGCTCATAGCTGATTCCCTCCTGGTCAAGGGCAAGGGCTATGGCATCGTGGAGTTGCTTCTCGTCGCTATACATGTAGGCGTAGCCCGATAGGAGCTTCGCCAGCCAGCGGAGCAGTAAGATGCGCTCTTTCACGCTCTCGCCTCCTCGATGGCCTTGGCCTTATCGGACTTGCCGAAGAGCGGGTATTGCTCGGTGGGCAGGCGTAGCTGCTCGCGGCTCTTGCACGGGCGTCCGTCGTGGTCCACGCGGGTGCGGCTGGCCACCTCCAGCTTCTGGTCCTGGATGAGTTCGTTCACGCGCCCGCAGATGACGTTGATGGGCTCGCCCAGGTAATGCGCCAGGGCCTGACGGGTCACGGGTAGCCGCCAATCCCGCATGAAGGCGATGATGCGCTCCTGCACGGCCTTGACCCGGCCCGAGGTCTTGGCGCCGGCGTAGGCTTCGCGGCTGGTCTCGGCGATGTCAGCGTGCATGGTCGCCTCCGTGGATCCAGTGCAGGCAGGTGTCTGAGCCGACCACCAGCATCATCCCAAGCGTGGCGATGAGTCCGCCGATCAGGAAGACCACGCAGGCCAGGATTACCGCCGGTGACCAAAGGCAGCGCTTGAGCAGGCTCCTCGGCCTGGGCAAGGGTATGCGCTGGGTCTGGCGCGGCTGGCTGCGGACGATGGGTACGGTGCGCTCGTGGCGTGGGGCTCTCATGCCGCGCTCCTCGCCAGCAGTTGAGCAGGCGTGGGCATGGTGCTGAAGCGCAGTAGGCCCTTCACGTCCACCTTTGTCTCATCGAACTGGGACGTGCGCGGGGGATTCGGGAGATCGCGCGTGGCGCCGCGAGTCCTGGCCAGATAGGCGGTCTGGTATTCCCTCACGCACTCCCTGCAGCGATACCCGTAGTAGCTGCTGTACCAGGTGAAGCCGCTTAGCGGCAGCCACTCGTCGCACCGTATGCACTGACGCTGATGTTTGCCATCGCTGATGCGGTTACGGGCCTTGTTCTTGCTGGAGACGCCGCCCATCACATGCCTCCGTCTTCGTGGCTGTAGTTCTCGAACTTGGTGTAGGCGCCGAGGAAACTGGCGCGCACGGTGTCGGTGGGTCCGTTGCGCTGCTTGCCGATGATGATCTCGGCCACGCCCTTGTCCGCGCTGTCCTTGTCGTAGACCTCGTCGCGGTAGATGAACACGATCACGTCCGCGTCCTGCTCGATGCTGCCGCTCTCTCTGAGGTCGCTCATCACCGGGCGCTTGTTCGGGCGCTGCTCCAGGGCCCGGTTGAGCTGGCTCAGGGCCACCACCGGCACGCGCAGTTCCTTGGCGAGGTTCTTGAGGCTGCGGCAGATCTCGCTGATCTCGGTGGCGCGGTTCTCACCGGTGCCGGGTACGTGCATCAGTTGCAGGTAATCTACGATGATCAGGCTGATGTCGTCGCTTCGCTTCAGCCGGCGCGCGCGAGCGCGCAGTTCCGTGGGCGAGAGCCCGCCCGTGTCGTCGATGAAGAGCGGAGCCTTGCTCATGCGGCTGATGGCGGGCGACAGCCGCTTCCAGTCCACATCATCCAGTTGTCCCGTGCGCAGCCGCTGCTGGTCTACGCGGCCCACGCTCGAGAGCGAGCGCATCACCAACTGCTCCTGGCTCATCTCCATGCTGAACACCGCCACGGCCTTTGGTTTGTCCGCAAGCACCGCCGCCTCGGCGATGTTCAGGGCGAAGCTGGTCTTGCCCATGCTGGGCCGGCCGGCGACGATGATCAGGTCCCCGGGCTGCAGGCCTGCGGTCAGCTCATCGAAGCGCGCGAGGCCCGTGGGTAGGCCCGTGATGTGAGTGCCCGCGTGCAGCAGCGTATCCAGCGTATCCACGGCCTTGGGCAGAAGCGTGCCGATGCGCTGTGCACCTCTGGTCTGGCGCTGGCCCCGCTCCGCGAGCTCGAACACCTCCCGCTCCGCCAGTTCGATCAGGTCCGCAACCGTGCGCCCAGCAGGCTGGTAAGCCGCCTCGGCCAAGGTGCCGGATAGCCGTATCAGCGAGCGCATCACCGAGCGCTCCCTGACGATGCCGGCATAGCTGCGCACATTCGCGGCCGTGGGTGTGTCGCGGGCGAGCGTGGCGAGATAGGCCAGGCCGCCGGCCTGGTCCAGCTTCTGGCGCTGCTGAAGATGCTCGGCCAGAGTCACCGCGTCGAAAGGCTGGTCCGCGTCCGCCAGGGCCTGGATGGCGCTGAAGATGAGCTGGTGGTCATGACGGTAGAAGTCCGCCGCAGCCACGGCATCAGCGACCTGCTCCCAGGTGCCGTTATCCAGCATCAGCCCGCCCAGGACTGCCTGCTCCGCCTCCAGACTGTGTGGTGGCGTGCGGATGGCTTCCATGTCCTGGCGGCGGGCGTTCATGGCCGCACCGCCTTGAGGTTGTTATGCCGGCACCAACCGCAGCGGCCATCCAGCGCGGCCTTGGTCATGGGCTCGATGCAGACCACGCAGAATGGCTCTCGGACATGGCGCAGCTTGTATTCGCGCGCTTCCATCTGTTCCTGCACCCAGGTTTTCCCCGCGTGAAGCGGCGTGCTGACGATGCGGTAGTTCATACCCGCACCGTCTTCCGTGCCGGCGCCTTCGGCGCTTCAGCGGGCTTGAAGAGTTC